TAAGGCCCTCGCAAAATATACAAACCGTCACCTTGTCGTCATCCCACTTAAAATTATAAAGACCAAAAAACAACTGGAAGGTTTCTTTTTTGAAAACACGTATTCTAGTTATAATGAAAAGGGTTCCGTGTCATTCGACAAGAAAATTATCGTTTTTGAAGATATTGATTGTATAGGTGACGTTGTATTGGAACGAAGTAGTAAAAACAAATCGCGCGCAAAAGCGAAGGATGCGTCGGAAAATATTGTGATAGGCGACATTGCAAAGCGTGGTCGGGATTCGTCTGAAGTAACAACCGTTCAACTACTCGCTCCGGCTACAGAGCCGCCAATCACGCTAGACGATATTCTAAATTTATGGGATGGAATAAGAGAGACCCCTGGTAGAATATTGATAATTTCATCGAATCACTATCGTAAGCTCGACTCGGCCCTGACTCGCCCGGGAAGAATTGATATAACACACGAACTAAAAAACGCAAGTCATTCTACAATATCTGAAATGTATCAGAATCTATTTAATAGCCCCATTAATAAGGCTAGCCTGAAGAAGATTCGCGAGTATTTATATTCACCTGCTGAAATAATAAATATCTATGTTCAAAATAGAAATGAATGCGATTTTATGAAGCGATTAATGAAAAATAAAAAAGGCGCATAAAATTTCATTATGCTACTGTCCATTTTACAATAAATTTCGTTTTATTGTAAAATAGTAAATACTGCCATATACTAGTTTGAATGATTCAAGATTTCGTTATAAAATTAATCGATAATTTACCAGAGGAGATAACAAAAACGAAGGAGCCGATCGTAATAGACCTCATCTTGGATGGCGGCGCATTTAACGGTAGTTATTTAGTTGGCGCACTATACTTTTTAAAGGAAATGGAAAGACGCAAATATATTAGAATAGATCGCATATCTGGATGCAGCGTCGGCGCAATCGTGGGATTCTTGTATTATATTGATGGATTACACCTTATGACTGAATTATATGAAATACTTGCGGCTGACTTTAGAAAATCATACAAGTTACAACTCGTTAAACAGCTTAAGCGGCATTTAGGAAGTAGTATTCCCACTGATATTTGCCAAAAAATAAACGGTAAATTCTTTATTACGTATCATAACATCAAAAGAGGCACAAAGCCGGTAAAGTGTAAATATACAGACATAGACGACATTTTGAATACCATAATAAAGTCATCCTATATTCCATTTTTAATAGACGGTAATGTGTTATACAAAAACAAATATATAGATGGAATGAACCCTTTTATTTTCGCAAATGAGCAAAATAAAAAAATTCTTTACATGGACCTCTTTGGTTATGACAAGATAAGTAATCTTATCAATGTTAAAAACGAGAAATCAAATTATCATCGGGTCCTATCCGGGTTGCTAGACATTCATTCTTTTTATATAAAACAATCCAATACTCAAATGTGCAGCTATGTTAACGACTGGAATATTTTTAATAGCGGGGGCAATTATATCAAGGTTCTAATAGAGAAACTGATACTATATATTGTTTATGCGATAGTTTTAATAAATAAGAAGATACCAACAGAGGTTAAGGACAGTATACTTTACAAGAGTTTAGCAAAAATATTATATGACATTTTTTTAATCGTGTTAGAAAATCGATGTTTATAAGTTAGAATAATTAAGCATTAATATTCTTCTATAAAAATGGACAGCATTGATATAACTAGTTCTGAATACACAATTAACGACATTTCCAACGATATTATCGGTGGAGGTGACGATTTCTCAGTAGACTCCCTATATATTTATATAGGAATTTTGGTTTTCGCTGTATTGGCCATCGTATTCTTATATAAAATGTATAATAGACATCGGCGAGTCACATTTCAAGATAAGCTAGATGACTGTTACGGCGATATTTGTCGTCCGTAATTTACTTGGAGCGCCTTGTTTTACCGCCATAAATAGCGAGCTTCTTCTTCCTCTTAATTGTTTTGGCCTTTTTGACCTTCTTTTTTGGTGGTTTATTATCATCTGATTTTTTATTTTTAAAATCATCTGGTTTATAGTTTAAAAACCACTCTTCTAACAATCCCTTGTCGTTTTTCTCTTTTAATTCCTTATATTTTGCTGCCTTGTCAGCTCGCATTTCTTCGACTGATTCTTGGTGTCCATAGCAGGTAATACTGAATCTAGTGAGCAGACCCTTTTGTTCCAATCTATTCTTTTGCTGTACATCAAAGAGAAAACTCGACATGCATAATATTCTGTCTAGGAAATGATTATAGTAAGGGCGATCCGCATATAAAAATGCCAAATAGAAACTTAACATAGTGTCGATTGTTGCAATTTTGACTTTTTGTCCAGATATGGTAATAACATTGTAACTATGGCACGCAATCGGTTTGTAGATCATGGCGACTGTATCCTTTCCAACGCAAATTTCATAATGAACCGGAATTACTTCTCCAACCGGGTCTCGCTTTTTGATTTTAACATTATTGACACCAATATCCTTCAAACGTTCCTTCACAATTTCGGCGGTTGTTTCGGGGTCATTGGATAAAACATCAAAATCAGCAATCTTTTCCAATTTCTGTTTAACGTTGCCCGGCATGTAACGCGAATATAGAGACATGGCGTAGCCGCCAAAAAACACGACCCCCTGATTTATAAAAGTGTTTCTTACTGTATCATAAATAAGGTCTTCATCTGTTCTATCCTCCATTTCTCGTTGAAAATCAACCATGTTACAATTTAAATCTGTAATTGGATAATGTTTATTTAACAGAGCGAGACGCTTCATAACCTTTTCCCACCTACTCGTATCTCCCGCAGGGCGTGACAGCTCTAAATACATCGACATTCTTAAATAGTTGGGCGGTGTGTATAAAATTCCGCCTACGCGAATTGCGTCCTTTTTCAACGCATTATAAATGCCCTTTGGTAACATGGTTATATCAGCAACCGGAATATAATTAACGAACACTTTATATGTTCCGTGATGCTGACCCGCCTTTGCCTCCACGTCTGTAAACCCTTGTTTATAATAAACATCTGCCAACTCTTTTGCGTCGGCCAATGCATTCACCGCAAAAAAGTCATAATCAGGAATCTCTACCTCCTTGTTATAGAATTGATCATCTGAAGGTAAGATATTATTAATTGCCGTCCCTCCATAACAAATTAGGGCCTTTCGCTTAATAAAATCTTCGACAATCTTAATAATTCGTTTTATCTCGTCTGATTGAACAACGCGTCGAGCTATTTTCTCTTCTGCCTTATCAACTGCCATACGAAGAATCGCCAATTCGCAATCTTCGAATTTTAATCCTTTACAGGTCTTTTTTGTTGTCATTCCGCGGTCTTATATACTAAATAGATTTAAATCTTCAATGGGCAATTAGTAATTTGAACTTTTAAATTACTAATTGTTATTTTTACATTTTTATTTTACAGTGAGGCGCACTCTTCTTAAGATTTAAAACTATAATAGTCGGTTGACGTTGTGCGTGTAGCATATGAATACGCGGGGTTTTGTGGGGTTGGTGCCGGAATAGTGATAGGTTGGTACCTCAAATCCGCGGGTTTTAAACAAAATGCGTAACCACATCTGTCGAAAAACTCGGCATTTTCCATTAAAAAGTTGTCGACCAATTGATACCGCATTGCGACAAAATTACATCCATACGCTCTAGCTAGCATTGCGCTTGGATTTGCGGGATCGATACCTACGTCCGGGAACACGATTGTCATGCCTGTCTTGTTATATTCTGTTAATTCTTGCGTGTCGGGGCTATTTACAATGTCATAATTTGAATAACTTCTCATAAAGATTGAGTTGCTTGTTATGTTTACGTATTCTAGGAACGCTTGATTCTGTAAAAATGAGTTGTTTATTTTATCAACGACTATAATCACCTTGTTCCTAAATGTTATTAAAGGAACGCTTCCTAAATTATGACCACTGTTCTCAAAACTATAATCCATTCCAAGCAAAATATCATCATACGATTTTAAAATAGACGCTAAATTAGAATACATTTCCTGGTTATTGCTCTTAATTCTTAAGTGAACAATAATGGGGTCTGTTGGATTTGGTGCGGTTCCGCCGGAAAATGCGTAGCTACGGATTGTCTCCATTACGCTGCTAAAATCAACGGAATTAAATGTCTCTTTAATGAAATAACTGTCAACTGTGGAAGTAGCGACGACGGGTTGATTGTCAACAGAATATACTTCAAAGTCTAAACACCTGACACCCTGTTTAATTACTGCCTTTAAATTACAAATATTTACGAAATCGTTTTTGTAAGAGCCACCCGAACAAGCATTATATGCGGTTTTAACATAGTAATCAAAAAGGTTGCCGCTACAGTCGGGATCATTCGCAGAAATAGGCCTAATGTTTCCGTTTACGCTGGGATACAAGGAATTCATAAAATCGCATTCTTTTGTTTCTAACTTGCTTAGATAAATCATGTATGCGATAAATATTACAAGAATGATAAATATAATCGCAATAATCATATACGACTGGAAAGCTTCATCGGAATTTGTAATATTGCTTAAATACTGTTCTGCTATGCTTGGCATTAATCTAATATAATATATTATTTTTTAATTTAAATTTGGGTTTTAGAAAGAATATATTAATGACGAAATAAAGAATTAAAAAATTACCTTATTATATACTTAATATGGCCGGCGGATTAATGCAATTGGTTAGCGAAGGGCAACAGAATATAATTTTAAATGGCAATCCATCGAAGAGTTTCTGGAAGGCAGTTTATAAAAAATACACGAACTTTGGTAAGCAAAATTTTAGATTAGATTATGAAGGAACGCCAACAATTAATCCTACAACTGAATCAACATTTGTATACAAAGTCCGTAGGTACGCAGACCTCCTTATGGACTGCTACATCTCAATCAATCTCCCGACAATTTGGAGCCCGATTATGCCTCCTCAGCCGATTTATAATTCAGCAGGCGTGGTAACTGGTTATACTGACTGGGCGCCATACGATTTTAAATGGATAGAAAATATCGGCGCGCAAATTATTAGCCGCATAACTATTAATTGCGGTAATCAAAAATTACAAGAATATTCGGGGCAATATATTTTAGCTTCCGCACAGCGCGATTTTAGTGCCGAGAAGCTTGCGTTATTTAATGAAATGATTGGGCAAACCGCAGAGCTAAATGATCCGGCAAACTATGGTTCGCGAGTAAACAAATATCCAAGCGCCTTTTATACTTCGAATCCGGCTGGCGCACAACCATCCATCCCCGGACGCACATTATATATCCCTCTTGGCGCGTGGTTTAATCTTGTTACTACACAGGCCTTTCCATTAGTCGCACTTCAATATAACGAACTTCAAATCAGCGTCACATTGCGACCTTTTAACGAATGGTTTACTATACGCGATGTAATGGATTATGCGAATATGTTTCCAGTGGTCGCACCGAATTTTAATCAGTTTTATATGCAGCCATATCGATTCCTTCAAACGCCGCCAGATGAAATACTCGGCCCGGTATCTTACGTGGATACCAGAACACAATGGAACGCAGATGTTAATTTAAATTGCACTTATTGCTTTTTATCAAACGACGAATCTGAAGTATTTGCTAAGAACGAGCAGAAGTATTTATTTAAGCAGGTCTACGAGAGACCCTATTATAACATAACTGGACAGAATAAGATTGATTTAGATTCATTAGGAATGGTAATTAGTTGGATGTTTTACTTTCAGCGAAGCGACGCAAACTTGCGAAATCAGTGGTCAAATTATACGAACTGGCCTTATAAT